TGAAGGAGCAGCACCAAGGTATGCCGATCAATGTTGATAGGCAGACCCGTGTAACCTTCGGTGGAACAAAGAAGAACTAATTTATTAGCGATTCCTAATCCAACGAAATTTTATTAACTAAGGAGATAAACATGGCAAATCAAGACGCTGCCTTCGGCTTAAGAGCTGTAAGGCATTTATCAGGCGGAACACCTAGAACAGAAGAATATTTAATTGCTTCTGGTCTTACAAAGGTAATTTATACCGGTTCCCCTGTCATGGCGGTTGCTGGTGGTCAGATCACTTTAGGCACTGTTAGTGCAGTCCAATACATTGGAGTGTTTAACGGTTGTTTCTATACAGATCCAACTACAAGTAAACCAACATGGAAAGCATACTATCCAGGAAGCATTACAGCTTCTGACATAGTTGCTAATGTTTATGCAGACCCTCAAATTATCTTTGAAGGCCAACACGACGGCACAGCTACTGTAGCTAACAATAATCATGCGAACCATGATTACGTTGGTACAGGTGGCAGTACAATTAACGGACAATCTAGTGCGGAAATTGATTCTGATACTTATACAACTACTGGTAGTGGAACGTTCGTTCAAATTGGAACTTCTAAAGATCCCGATAATCAAGACTTAACAGCGGCAAATTCTAACGCCTATGTAGTTGCGAATACAGGGGAACATAAATATAACTTAATAACAGGACTATAGGAGTATAAAATAATGGCTATATCAAGAGCACAACTAGTTAAAGAACTAGAGCCAGGTTTAAATGCACTATTTGGCCTGGAGTACAAAAACTACGCTAACGAACACGCAGAAATTTTCAGTTCAGAAAATTCAGACAGAGCTTTTGAAGAAGAAGTTATGTTATCTGGATTTGGAAATGCTACGGTAAAACCTGAAGGTTGAAGTGTCAACTACGATGCGGCACAAGAAACTTTCACGGCTCGTTACACGCATGAAACGCTTGCTTTAGCGTTTTCAATCACTGAAGAAGCGATTGAAGATAACTTGTATGATAGACTTGCGTCTAGATATACAAAAGCATTAGCTAGATCTATGGCTAACGCGAAACAAGTTAAAGCGGCAAACGTTCTTAATAGAGCGTTTAACAGTTCATATACTGGTGGAGATGGTTTAGAACTTTGTTCACTAGCACACGTAATTGTGGCTGGAACAGAACAAAATGAACTAACTACTGCGGCAGACTTAAACGAAACTTCATTAGAGCAAGCAATGATTGACATTGCTGCGCTAACTGATGAAAGAGGTTTAAAAATTGCAGCTCAAGGAAGAAAAATGATTGTTCCTGCGGCGCTTCAATTTACTGCTGAAAGATTATTAAAATCTGTCGGTAGAACTGGAACAGCTGATAATGACATCAGTGCTGTTGTATCTATGAATGTGATCCCACAAGGTTATGTGGTTAATCACTATTTAACAGATACTGACGCATGGTTCATTAAAACAGATGTACCAAATGGACTAAAACACTTTGTTAGAGCACCAATCAAAACCGCTATGGAAGGCGATTTTGAAACTGGTAACGTTAGATACAAAGCTAGAGAAAGATACAGCTTCGGCTGGTCTGACTGGCGTGGTGTCTTCGGATCACCAGGTGCGTAATAGCAACTAAAACAAATTAATGAGGCGGCCTCAAAACCGCCTCATTTCGTTTATAAAGATAGAAATTACCTATGAAAAACTTCAGAATTCAAATCCGATATTGTGGCTATAGCGCTGACTTTAAAGTTATGTGTGAAGACACCCCTCAAGGTATCGAGAATTCTATCCTTGACAAGCTGGGAAAAAATGAGGTAAAGTTCGAGAAAAATGGATTTACCGTTAAAACTGGTAAATGGATAACCTATGAGGAGGTTACAAATGACCGAAGACCTATACAATACGAAACGGTCCTTGGAACTAGAGTGGCAACAAGAGCATCTGAAGGACGGGAAGCATAATATCAGGATGATTGAAATTAATAGAAAAATCCAGGATATTATTAAAGAGATCGTTGCCAAAGAGTTTGAAGCAGATACTCTTCAAACTAAAATAAACGAGGCCAAGGCCGAAGTTTCGATAGCCACTTAAGCGCTATCAAAAATCATTCATTTATCCTAAGGATACCTTGCGCTGTATTAAAATTTAGCGTATAAATAAATCACTATACAATTATTAGAGCATAGACGCGTATAGTCGACGGCCTAGAGACTATGTTCGGAAATTAGGAGGATTAAAATGGCAACAACAACGTTTAACGGTCCGGTTAGATCCGAAAAAGGATTTATCCAGGTCAATAAAGCTGCTAGCAACAGGAGCATATACTGCAAGAACTCTGGGACTAAAACCAGATCTTACAAGTTTAACTGCGACTGTTGTAGCAACCAGCACATCATTGACTTACACTAAAAATGTAATCACAATCAATAACTATACAGGTGTTGCTGCACAAACGGTAACATTACCAGCAGCTACACAAGGAGACATTGTAGTTCATGCTCAATCAAAGGATACAACTGGGGACGTAAATGCTCTTGTATTTGATTGTGCTGGAAGCGATGTATTCGCAACAGGCTCAAAAGTTGAAAGTACAGCTGCAGCTCTCATGACAATGGATACTTCAGCGGCAAGTGAAACGGTATTAACTTTCACACCTGCCAATGCAACAACTAACAGACTAACTATTGGTTGTTATTTGTATTTTACTTGTATTACAAATGGAACATGGCATTTTGCATACGATCTTGCACGTGATCCATTAGCTGTAACTGGCACTTTTGCTTGGAGTTAATAGCTAAATAAAATAATGTGAGCTCCTTCGGGAGCTCACGACTAAGGAGATTAAATTATGAGTACATATCCAGTAGATATAAAAACTGTTAATATTACCACTGCTACAGATACTACAATTTTTGATGGTCCAGCTAGAGTTTTAGGACTTTCATGGGTTGTACCTACGAATGTTGGAGTTGGAACAATAACAGTGTTGGATGATACTACCGCAATGTGGGTTGTTAATACACCAGCTACTAATACTACCGATCACAAATCTCCATCTCATGGAAGCATAATGTTACCAGGAACTGGAATTAGAGCTAATACAAGTTTAGAAGTAACAAACGCAGTAGTAACACATGTAACGGTTTATTACGGTTAGGAGGTAACCATTGCCTAACACAACCTCAGACAGTTATACATTTGGGAAAACTTTTACTATTGCCGATATCGTTGAAGAAGCTTTTGAACGCGTAGGCTTTCCTAACGTTTCAGGTTATCAATTAAGAGCGGCAAGACGATCTCTCAACATTCTTTTTCAAGAATGGGGAAATCGAGGACTTCATTATTGGGAAGTAGGAACTTTAAATCTTACTTTGACCCAGGGAGAGAAAGAATTTAATTTTTATAGATACCCTTCCGACATGCCCACGACTGGGGCGGCAGCTTTGCAAAAATCTAGTGGACTTAATACCACTTTAGATGGAGCTATTGCTACTACCAGCATTACAAGTGGAATCACTTTGGATTCTATTACTGGAATGAATAATCAAGGTACCATTAGAATTGGTACTGAAGATATTACCTATGTAGGTTTTAGTGGTAGTGAATTAACGGGAGTAACGCGTGGAGCTCATAGCACTACAGCAGCAACCCATTCTGATGGTGTGGCGGTTACCAATTATGTTCCAGGTTTCTCGGATATAGAACAATGTTCATTACGAACGAACATGGCAGGGAATACTCAATCGGATGCGGCTCTGGGTAAAGTCGATCGTTCTACATATTCAGGTTATGCAAATAAAGAATCAGAAGGCACTCCTAGTAATTATTGGGTTCAAAGATTTATTGATAGAGTTACGATGACTATCTACCCAACTCCAGATGCGAGTAATGCAGCTAAAAATTTACACATCTTTTTTGTTACAAGAATTCAGGATGCAGGAACGTATTCAAATGCGTCTCCTGTTCCTTATCGTTTTATTCCACCGATGGTGGCAGGGCTGGCTTATTACTTGTCACAAAAATATAGAATGGATAAAAC